GTTTCCATAAAGCCTTCAGAGATGAAGAGAAGCAATCGGATGTTTATTGGCTTGCATGGGAAGTCACACGCAGATCAGGTGAAACTGTTAAGCCTTATGGGATGGAGTTCATTGAAACGCTGAAAAGCGTGGAAGTGTTGGACTCTGACCCTTTAGCTTAAAGCGCGATCTTCCATTCACCTACCTAATTGCTAGGCTAAGCATTAGGTTGGGAATCGCGCCACAGCAATTGTTAGATCTTGATAAGACCATGCTCGATGCATTAGTGCAAGGGCTAAAGGATGAAGCGAAAGAGGTGAGCGATGCCAACACAGGTAACAGGCGCGGTAGAGCTTAGAAAAGCCCTCAAAAAGTTCACTCCAGATCTTGCTAAGGAAACACAAAAGGAACTAGGCACAATCCTAAAGCCGATCACAAATAAGGCTAGAGGATTTATACCTTCAACATCACCTTTAAGCGGTTGGGCTAATCAAGGCACAGGCATGTGGGAACGCATCGAGTGGTCATCGGGAGAAGCAAAGCGTGGCATTGGATACAAAGCAACACCATCCAAGCCTAATCGCTCAGGGTTTCGCTCCCTTGCTCGCATTGTCAATGCATCACCTTCAGGTTCTATCTATGAGACTGCTGGTCGCTTAAATCCACAAGGCAGACCACAAGCACCAATGTCACCGGTGGTTGCTCCGCGACATCCTAACTTTGGCAAGATGACTCGTTCTGGCAATAAGAATCAGTCTATGAGCAACAACCCTCATGCTGGTCAGCAGTTCATTGAAGCCTTAGATCGAACAGGCACAATTGTTAATGCTTTCAAGCGAGCAGAAGGTGCATCAGGTCGTGCCACTCGTAAGATGAAAGGTCGCGCAATCTTTCGTGCATGGGCAGAAGATGGCGGAAAGACTAACGCTGCTGTTATCAAAGCAATTGAGGACTCAAAAGTTAAGTTCGAGAACTACACACTGAAGGCGGCTAAGTAATGGCAGCAGATGTAAGAATTGACATAGCCGCCCAGTTCGTAGGCAAGAAGGCATTTAAGGAAGCTGAGACTTCCACAGACAGATTGACCAAGAATGTCAAGGGTCTTGCTAAAGGCTTGCTCGCTGTTTATAGCGCACAGAAGGTTCTGTCTTATGCAAAGGCTTCTGTTAAGGCTTTCGCAGAAGATGACAAAGCAGCTAAGGCATTAGGCACTACCCTAAAGAATCTGGGTCTTGCTTACGGATCTAACATTGGCACAGTCAATGGTTTTATCTCTCGCCTTGAAATGCAGACAGGTGTGCTCGATGATGAGCTACGCCCTGCAATGGATCGCTTACTTCGTGCTACAGGCGATGTCACTAAGTCACAGGAATTGCTTGGGCTTGCACTTGACATCGCTGCTGGAACTGGCAAGTCAGTCACCCAAGTTTCACAAAGCTTACAAAAGGCATACTTAGGTCAGACTCAGGCACTAGGTCGCTTGGGCGTAGGACTTACAAGGGCAGAACTTTCGACATCAACCTTTGAGCAGATCCAAGAACGCTTGTCGGTTCTATTCGCAGGTCAGGCGAGCGCGGCAGCTGATACCTATGCAGGTTCACTTGCTAAATTAACTGTTGCGAGTAACAACGCTAAAGAGACTATTGGTCAGGGTCTTGTTGAAGCGTTAATGACGATCACTAACTCTAATACGACAGATGAGTTTATCGGCAAGATCGACAAGGCAGCGCAGTCAATTGCTAACTTTGCTCGCGAAACAGGCGAGTTTATCAAGATCACCAAGTCAATCTTTGACTTTAAGAATCTTTCATTCTTTGCACCTTCTGGCGGATTGTTCGGTGATGGCAAGGGATTCGGCAACATCTCAATGACTGTATCCTCACAGGATACTCAGCGAGCAGATGCCATTGCTCGAAAGAACGCTACAGCGATCACAAAGCTCACGAAAGAGCAAGCAGCAGCACAGGCTAAGATCCTCAAAGATAAGCGACTTGGTGCGGCTATTGACAAGGCTAACCTTGCTCTCAACAAGGGCAGTGAAGTCTTTGACATGGACAAGATCCAGATTGCAGCAGCTCTTACATCTCAGGCTGAGCAATTAGGCAACGCAACCAGCGCAGCTCAGGTATTGCAAATCGCTAACGATACTGCTCGCCTTAATGTCAAGAAGTCAATCCTTGCACTAGAAGATGCTATCGCTGCTAAAGATGAAGCAGCCATCATTGCTGCAACAAATAAACTCAATGCAGATCTTAAAGTTCTTGGTGCGCTTGGCTTGCAGAATGTCAAGCTTCAGGACATCAAATCAATCCTTGACACCTTAAAGCCTAAAGACCTTATCAACATCTCTAACCTAGAAGAAGCATTGCGCTTACTTGGTCAGATCAATCTGGCTTCTACTGGCTCAAAAACAATTCCAACCAGCGCATCTTTAGGTTCTGGAATCCCATCAGGGGATTACATTTCCCCTATCTCCACAGTCGGTGGCTCAATCGAGGCTATCTTGGAATACGCGGATGCGGCAGCAGCTCGCGCTAATGCCTTTGCAGACTTGCTAGACATGGAGAACGCATCGGCTGCAAGCCAGATGGCTTCTACAATTGATCTAGAATCCATTGCTCGTTCATCGCTATTGCAGGGTCTAGCAGGTGGAGCAGGTGTGTCAGGCGCGGTAAGCGGCTCGCGCTATGCAGCACAGGCAGCTAATGCTTATAACATAACAAATAACTTTGGCGTGGTCGGAGATCCTAACGCGGCAGCTGAAGTCATTGAGAATGTGCTACGACAGGCGCGAGACAGAGGAACGCTAACAATCGCATGACATGGCTTCCAGAGTGGCGAGTTACAGTAGGTGATGATGTCTATACGACTGTCACCTCTGTTTCCTATGCCTCTGGTCGCTTGGACATTGACAGACAACCCACAGCAGGTTACTGCCGAGTAGAAATTATCAACACAGATAACTCACCTTTTACCATCAATGTCACAGAGCCAATCCTTTTAGAGCTAAAAAACTCATCTGGCACTTATGTCACAGTCTTTGGCGGAGAAGTTTCAGATTTCAACATTGGTGTCAGAAGCCCAGAGACTTCAGGTTATGTAACCACAGGCACAATTCTGGGCATTGGCTCACTTGCCAGATTGACTAAGGCTATCTATAACACAGCACTTGCAGAAGGTTTAGATGGCGCACAGATTGCAGCCATTCTGGGTTCAGCCCTCAATCTATCTTGGGCAGAAGTGACTCCAACTGTCACATGGGATACCTATCCAGTAACTACTACATGGAATGATGCAGAATCTTACATCGGTGAAGTGGACTCAGGTTTCTACACAATGATTGCCTTAGCAGCTAGTGCTTCTGCTAAATCACAGACTTTAGCCGATCAGATTGCTAACAGCGCACTTGGTCAGATTTACGAGGAAAAGGATGGAGATGTTTCTTATGCAGATGCAGACCACAGATCTAACACCCTCGCAGCGAATGGCTATACTTTGCTCGATGGGGCGTATGCAACACCAACCTCTATCAGCTCAACAACTCAGACTTCTCGCATCCGTAACAGCCTTATCTATCGCTATGCCACAGGATACGGATCGACCTACAGCACCTCAGATTCCGACTCTATAGCCTCGTACGGACTCTTTGAGCGTTCATTCGACTCTAACATTAAGAACCTTGCAGACATCACTGACATCGCCACTAGAGAGCTTAATCTAAGGCGTAGTCCTAGAGAGCAACTAGGTGTGATTACCTTCCGCCTAGATAATCCAGACATCGGCAATGCCATGCTTGACAGCCTTATCGGGATCTATTTCGGTCAGCCTGTCCTTATCAATAATCTGCCTAGCAACTTACTTGGTGGCACTTTTGAAGGCTTTGTTGAGAATGTCGCACTTCGAGCAACACCTACCTTTGTGGACATTACTCTCTACATCACAGCTACAGATCTATCCCTATCAACGACTCAATGGGAAACAGTAATTCCTAGTTCATTAGCTTGGACAGGCGTAAATGGTACACTTATCTGGAACAACGCGACAGGAGCATTAACTTAATGGCAACAACCCCGAACTTTAACTGGAGCACTCCAGACAACACAGGACTGGTTAAGAATGGTGCTCTGGACATTCGCACACTTGGAAACTCCATTGATGCTTCTATGGCAGATCTAAAGGGTGGCACGACTAATCAAGTGCTTGCCAAAAACAGCAACACAGACATGGACTTCAAGTGGGTCGCAGATGCTTCTGGCATTCCTGCAACTATTTTAGATGCTAAGGGCGATCTTATCGCAGCAACAGCAGCGGACACAGCAGCTCGTCTTGCAGTTGGAACTAATGGTCAAGTGCTGACAGCCGATTCAGCAGAAGCCACAGGATTGAAGTGGGCAACACCTGCATCATCTAGCCCAACCTTTGTTGGTTGCTCAATTTACAACACCAGTACTTTCAGCATTGCAAACAATACCGATACAACTCTTACATTTAATTCTGAATTTTTTGACACAAATGGATTTCACAGCACATCAACAAATACGGATAGAATTACAATTCCAACAGGTTATGCTGGAAAGTATTTGATTACTGTTATAAATAGATGGATTGCTAATGCAACAGGTGAAAGAAATATGTATATCAAGAAAAATAATTCGACTGTTATAGAAGCTGGAAGCTTATTCGGCAGTTCAGCCAACACAACGATGTTATCTAGAACAGTCATTATTGATCTAGCAGTGGGAGATTATTTAACTTTTACGGCGCAGCAAACATCAGGAAGCACTTTAAGCATGTATATGCGTGAATATGAAGTTCCAATTCAAGTTCAATGGTTAGGAGCATAATATGGAATTATGGGAAAAGATTATTGAGGCTTATCCAGAAATTAGCCCGACAGAGGATTTCAGGGCATTAGGTATTCACCTGCGCGATGACTCAGATGGACAAGGTGCTTATATCGATAAATGGGAATACTCAAAGCCAATCCCTGCTGGTCTTAAACTAGGCAAGTGAAACCTAGATTAAGTAAAGCAGCGATCCAATTAAGGGAACAGTTCGATGACTCGTTCCCAGATCGTGACCGCACATCGGATGGTTGGATCGGTGATACCCGACACGCTGCTCGCAAGTCAGATCATAATCCTGATGAGCAAGGCTGGGTTCGTGCCATTGATGTGGACAAAGACTTATTCAAGGGTGGCAAGCCAGACATCATGGGAGATCTTGCTGATCAGCTTCGTACCTTGTCCAGATCCAAGAAAGACAAGCGTATTAGTTACATCATTTACGATGGACGAATCTGTTCGCGCATCCTTAACTGGAAATGGCGTGCGTACAAAGGGGCTAACAAACACAGTAAGCACATGCATGTTAGCTTTAAGAAAGAAGCTGACAATGATGGTGCTTTTTTTCAAGTATCTATGTTAGGTGGAGAATAATGAAAAACATCAAGAACCCTGTTTATCTTGCAGCTGGAGCATTCCTTGCAGCATGGGCATCAAGTAACTTTGAAGCAGATTACCGCGCAATCCTATGGGCTGTGCTATCAGGGGTATTCGGATACGCGAGCCCTAAAAAGTGACACAGTCCGATTTCTTTCAGCTCTACATCGCCACCATTGTTGCTCTAGGTGGCTTGTCTGGCTTTGTCATCACTCACCTACTTGCAGAGATTAAGCGACTCCATGCGCGTGTCGATGAGATCTATAACATACTCTTAGAGCGATAATTTAATCATGGCAAGAAAACCCACTAAGGCATTAGAGGATCAAGGCTATTCTAAGCTCGATGCTTACTGCATTGGCTTGCATGAGTATTGGAAGTCATTGCGCAAGGCTGGATTTACTGAAGGCATTGCGTTATTCATGATCACAGATGTTCCCTCTTACCCTCGCTGGATCTTGCCAGACCCAATCG